GCCTAGGAATGGATAATAAGATAATAATATTCTACTAGAGATTATACCATAATATATTTTGAATTGTCTGTTTTTTGTCTGTTGTAAGAAATTTTTAGATATAAAACTAATAATTATTTTAAGTGTATTATATCCGAGAATAATTTTAAAAAGCAGGAAATTAATCCTGCTTTATTTTTTTATATTAAGTAGCTGTAAAATCGTATATTATAAAAAATTGTTTTTGTTTCTTTTTAAAAGTTTTAAATAACAGATCTTGAAAATATTTTTAGTTTATGATATGATTAGACTATGTAAATGTTAATGGGTTTTTTTTCAAGAATCCAAGAAAAGAGGGGACGTCATACCCCTCTTTTTTATATGAAATTTACTAATAATTTTATATTCTCATACTCATCTAGTTTTACATTTTTGCTACTCTTATTAGCTTTAAAATAATTACTATATATAGCTAAAGTTTTTTCAAATTCTCTTTTTAAATTGATTATTTTATAATTTTTATCTAAATAGTATTTAGTGCCTTTTTTTATAATATTCCCATCTACATCTAAACTAAAAATTTTTTCTTCTTGAAAATCATTATAATTTAGATACATAGTTAAACCTTCAGCAGATTTTACTTCATTGTCAAATTCTTGTAACTCAATCATTTTACATTCAACAACTTCAACAAAGTCCTCACTTCTTCCTATTGATTGTAGATTGAAAATATTATTTTCTATATCTTTCAGAGTCTGTTTATCAGATTTTATATGTAGTATTAAAAAAATATTATTTAAAAGTTCATAGAACATTGGCTTTTTTACAATAGTTCTGAATTGGCTATAAGGAAATGTATAAACTTGTTTCTCATATTCTTCAAAATCTGCAATGTATTTTTTTTCTTCTTCCCTTACTTTTTTTAATTTTTCATTTAGTGTCTTAAATTCAATAGATTTTTTATCTAAAGAATCTTTTAAATCCCTTAATTCACTTTTCAATTTTTTGAAATCTTCTGTTTTATTTTTTTTCTCTGAATCTAATTTTTCTTTTAAAGTTTTTAAATTTTTAAACTCTTCTAAGAGTTCTCTATTCTTAACTTTTATATTTTTTTCAGTTATGAAATTTGCATTGTCTTCTACTGCTTCTGCAACTTCAATATAAGCATTAGAAACAGTATTGGGAGCTACCATTTTTACAAGTGTCCCTCTGTCAGATACAGTATTTAAGACAGTTATATTTTTATACATATCTTTTGACAAAGATTCATAATTCCCTTGAATGCTTATATCCATAGAATGATAATCAGTATATCTACAAATATTGTGCAATGCTCCTATGATTGTTGCAGGTACAGGCAAAGGATAAGTCATTTTATTATCAATTGTTCCTGCTTTTCTATAGTTTGCTGAACTTTGTTTTAAAACTATTCTTAATACTTTCATTTTTTATCTCTCCTTTTTAATAGCAAAAGAAAGACAATTAAATTTATTAATCATCTTTCTTTTTTTATATTTTTATTTTATTTTAAAATATTCTTTCATTTCTTTTATAATTCTTCTATAATCACTTTTCATTTCTTTTTCATCTAAGTAATCATAAAATTCTATTTTTTCATCTGATGTTTCACATACTTCTATTTCTTCATTTAAGCAATCATAAAATTCTATTTTTTTATTATTTGTAAATGTGTGCATATCAGTATTTTCGTTAAATTTGTATACCATCCCTGTTTTTTCTTCTATATTTTTTATTTCTTTTTCAAATTCATTAAAATTCATTTTGTTTCCTCCTAATTTATTTTTTATTAAAATTTCTAATTCTTCTAATTCTTCAAGTGTAGCCATTTCATTTATAAAAACTCTAGCACGGCTTTTATATGTGCTATGCTTAGTTTTTTCTTTTCCTTCTTCTGTTGCTCTATATCTTTTGTTAGCTTCATTCTGCTGCTCCTGGGTTTTATACCCCTTTCTTTTTTTTTCTTCCATTTTATCCTCCTATTTGTGAGGGCTGTTTAAAGCCCTCTATTTTTTAAATCTTCTTTTATACTTTTTAATGAGTTATATCCTGATATAAAAGTTCTTGTACCTCTCCAAATTAGAGAATACTTACTATCATTTCCAGACATTATATAATCATCTGTTAAATCAAATTCACCTTTTCCATTTTTTAAAACTCTTTCTCTTAATTCTTTTAAACCTTTTGTCATCTTCATCACTCCTTGATTTTTTATTTTATAAGTGATATAATCTAAATAAATGAAGCTAAGATTAAATCACTCTTAGTTTTACCCCTCAGAAGAGGGGGGATAAATTACTTTTCCTTTTTCTCAATTGTAATTGTTAGCGACCAACTCCCAATCACAATTTTGATTTGAAATTTCATTTTATCACCTCCTTTTCCCTTGAGGTACTTTTATAATATCATACTTGTACGAGTATGTCAACACTTTTTTTTAATTTTTTTATTTTTTTTTTAAATATAGATAAAATCAATCTTTCAAACAATAAAAAAAGAGGGGTAGTATAAAAACTACCCCATTATTTTATTTAATTTCATCATCAAAATCTTTTTCTTTTAATTTTTCTGGTTTTATATCTTTTGGATCTGCATCTTTAGAATTACACTTATCCCCTTTGCACTGCTCTAGTGCTATTTTAAGTTTTTCAGGGATAGGTAAACCCAGCTTGCTAGCATTCTCTATAACGGATAAAAACTCTGTAGCTACATAGAAAACTATAACTAAATTACGGATACCAACGTTAGGCACAAGCTGCTCTATAACTGTGGAGCAAGAGACTATAATTAGTATAAAAACTTTCTTACTTATACCTTTATATGCTCTAGCGCTATTAACTGTTTTGGTGATGTATCCAACCCAAATTCCAGTTACATAATCCACTAGCATAAGAAATACAAGTACTTTTACAGATAAATCAAAGCCTCCCAATGCCCAAACAAGAATAGATATCCAACCAGTCCAAACCATAGCGATACCATTTTTAGCACTTATAAAAAAATCTTCCATTTTACTCACCCTTTCTGAAGTGGCTAGCCCCAAAAATTCTAACCATTCTATACATTAAATTTCTTTTGATTACACCTACTCCCCATTCTGCCATAATCTCTAAGAAAACTTGATCTGCCTCTTCTCTAGTTACATCTAATGTACACTTGCTAGAGTATAGCCAATCATGGATTACAGCAGCTCTACCGTGTTTACCATAACTATTAATTATATTTCTAAATACTCTTGGAACTGAGGCATAATCTGTTTTAAACCCCTTTGGAACTGTCACAAGTCCCTTAGATGTTCTGTAAGTATAATCTTCTAAAACTTCCCAATATTTGTCATCAATCGGCATAGTATTTAATCTAGTCATTTCCATGTTTTCCCTCCTTGCTTTCATAGAAATTAATTCTTTGTCTTAAAGTACTAAGGTATGCACTCATGTACCGCATTTGGTCTTTTAAGTGCATTTTCTCTACTGGAGACAGATTTTCAAAAGTATCTGTAGTAAAGAATCTATCTAGCTTGATTATTTTCTCTTGTAAGTCATCTTTTTCTTTTATTATTCTTTCTAAAAAACTTTCCATTTTTATAACTCCTTTACTTATAAGCAACTCTGTCTGCACCTTTGATTTGCCAGTGTGGGGCATCTTTAAAAGTTCTCCAACAATTTCCACCCCATTCAATATCATACTTTTCTAACAGTCCTGCTCTTTTAGCAGCATTGTAGATGTCTTGATAGTAATGGAAATCTTTCCAACTTCCTTTGTAAATTGTTTTTTCAATTTCTTTTTCTACTTCTTTCCCATTTTCTTTAACTTTTTCTATAACCTTTTCTGTTACTAGAACACCAATATCAGCAGCATATCCTAACCCATCATACTTAACTTGGTGGTTAGATTTTAGCTTATAACCATCTACTTTAGTTACTTTTATTCCTTTTAGTGTTCTGCCTTGCTGATACAATTTATTTTGTTCCTCAGCTGTTCTAACTCCAGCGGTTATTTTAAAATTCCAGGGGCTTATTTTTATGAGTTCTGCCATAAAATTTACCAGGTTTGGATGCACTCCTTTTAGCATTTTTAAACTTGTTTCTGATAATGTATACATTTAAAATCACCTCCTAAAAATGACCTTGTGAAAGCCTGTTTAAGCCTGTTTAAGCCAATTAAAAAAAGGTAGCTATATAAAACTACCTTTAATTTATTTAATCCCATTTAATCCCATTTAATAGCTTCTAGTTCTTCAACTGTTGAAACTTCCCTTATTTTCTTAGTTATAGCTGTGTATTTGTTTTGAGCAGCAATGACTCTAAGAATCCAAGAGAAGTAAATTAGATTTAATTCTCCAAGTGAAACAGATGCAATAGAGTTGTCTTTCAGTCTCCATTGAGTTGGTAGCGATTTTAAAAGTTGCTTTAATTTTCCAGCTTTCATAGTCATTTTGATTTTTTCTTCTAGCTCTGCATCTACAGGAATATCTAAAGTACTTAATGCATCTTTAATTACATCATAATCTTCTATTTCTCCAGCTATGTCTAATGCCATCTTAACTCTCATAAAGTTAATTTCATCATATTCTTTCATTTGGAATATTTTTCCATTATGTTCATAGCTTCCAAACATCTTATCTAGCAGTATTTCTCTAAACTTGTGCCTGAAAGTTCTTTTAACATCTTCCATATCTATATCCCAAGTGTGTGTAGATGTGTTCCATGTATGATAAGAGCTTGGCTGTGGTACGACCTTTAATTTCTTGTCTTCTACGTACTCTCCAGGAGCGAGTTGAACCTCGATATCTTCTTCTATAAGTTCTTCTCTAGTCATTTCTCTAATAGTGTTTGTAGCTTCATCATATGTAGGATATCTAAAAGGCTCATTTCTCTCAATTACAATGTGATCTGATGGGATAAGTTCAGGGTAATCCAGGAATAAATTCCCATCCATGAACTGCATAACTTCGTCAGCTGTTAAATTAACAGTGAATGCGAGTCTTGATTTTTTCTCTTTTGAGTAAATATAAAACATACTTTAATCTCCTTTCATTTTTTAATATTTTAGGTTATCTGTTCCTTCACAGATGGATATTCTAAATCTGAATAGATTGGAAAATCTAATCAAAACTGATAACTATAATCAACAAAATTCAGGGTATTTTGAGTTGTTTGGAAGAGTAATTTATTATGGTACTCTTCAATATAATGGGAGTTCTGCTTATACTCAAGATTTTATACTGCAAAGAGAAATTCCAAACTGGCAAAATGCTAATATAATCTGTAGTCTAAGAGAGACAAATCAAAAATTTATTGATAAAACTTTTTCAGCAAAAATGTCTAACCCAAACAAACTATCTATAAGATCTAATTTATCTAACGCAGAAATGGTTACTATATCTTTCTTAATAATAGCTAGAATTTAGATTATTCCTATGACACAAATATCAACTGTTTGATTCCCGTTACAATAGAAACGTAAAGACTTGTTTGCGATAATATATTCATTCCCATCGTGAATTGATTGAGAACTATTCACTTCTTGTCCATATGTGATATATGAAGTTAATGATATAGAAATTATATTTTTAAAACTTGTTTTTAATTTTGCCGTTCTAATTCCAGCTCTGCCTGGTACAGAGATTTTTTCAATAGCTACATTTCCAATATTGAGAATAACGTTATTCCCTTCTGTTTTAGAACTGATTAGATTTTCCAATTTCTTCTGATTTCCCCATATTGATAGTTCTTCAAAGTT